ACTTATACACCTAAGTCAAAAAAAAACAACACTTTAGAAACTTCTACAAACTTCTACACCCCCCTCGCCATTGCCCAGAGAGAGGGAAAATATTATATATATAATTATATATATATAAAAAAACCCCTTCGTCGGCGAGATCATAGGGGGTATGTAGAAGTATGCAGAAGTTTGCTAAGTGTATTAAAAACAAGGACTTAAGTCGTAGAAGTTTGTAGAAGTTTGGTAGAAGTATGCATAAGTTTGCCTTAAGTATAGCAAAAACAAGGGGTTATGACATGGGAAAAATCTTCCCTTGACTTCACCCCTAAATGTATTATATTATACTATACAATTACACCCTTTAGGTGTAAACATACACCACACACTACATATAGGAGCCTCATAATGAGCGATAGTATAGACAGACTAGACATACGAGTAATTAAGAGTATGCTAGAAGACTTAGCATTAGAAATAAATAGCATCAAGGAAACCGTAGAAAGCTTAGAAAACGCAAACGAAACCGTAGATATACAACTAAACGACATAAGTAGTAGCTTAGAAATACTACTACAAAACGCGGAGATAGATTAAGATGGCTAATAAAGATTATATATATACATATAAAACCCCCTCTATAGGAGCATTCGAGATACTCCGTGACGGCGATGGAGTGATGTTTACGCGTAACGGAATCAAAGGACAAAACACCCTAAGGTTACCGATAGACTGGTATGAGTTCACAATCGGACTACAGAAATGGATCAGGCGCGAAGGGCTCATACAAGACATATTCCCCACACTAGACGCAGACCAAAGGGAGTTCATACAGACTGGTATAACCCCTAGCGAGTGGGCGGACATGTTCGCACCAGACGAAGACACCGAGCTTAACAATCCAGAGGTAGCATAATGTTAAGCTCATATGACATCTGGCGAACCGACACACCGCCGTACTTCGAAGTCGTAGTAGTGTGTAGTGAATGCGGTCAGAAACCAAAGTCTTGTGAATGTGTAGAATGCGAGGACTGCGAGAAACCCGAAGAAGCCTGTATATGCCATCGCACAGAACTAGTGGGAATACTTAAAAGAATGGGAACCCCTAATGATTGCTAGCGTAGACTCCGCGACAAGCACTAACGAGAAACTAGCACTTGTTGACAGCATAATAGACAAACATCGTGCAGCCATAGAACTCCTACGCGACCTTAAGATCTCGCTGTTAATACAACGCTCAAAAGAAAGAAAAGAGGACTAACATGACACGTAAAGACTATCGCTTACTCGCAGACGTAGTAGTGGATCTGTACAAACAGGGTCTCGAAGACGATAACCACGTCAAGCGTAGTATTGATGTAGAGCTAGCACTAGGCGAAGCGTTAAACCGAGCATACGGGAACTTCGATAAATCCAAGTGGCATTTGTACATACAGAAAAACGCATCGCTAACGTGTCATTAATTCACAACGTGAAACAATAGAAGGTATATATGTGGGAAATTCTTAAAGGTATGGACGGCTTAGATCTCCTATTAGTAATAGGTACCATATGCCTATTGTGGTTTTGGAATCTCGGAAAGAATAAATGAAACGTATGTATGTTAATCTAGATACCGAGCTATATGCAGACCTAGCTCGGTATCTAGAGCGTGAAGGCAACCACCACGGCAAACGAGCCGAGGTATTACGTAGAGCCTTAAAAGAATACCTCGAAAGAGAAAGGATTAAGTTTGACAGACATCCAAGCAAAGCTCCATTCGGGGGCATACGTATATTGGAACGGTGATATACGCATAGTAGACGAACCTAGCAACGAGGGTTACATGTGGCTTCGTGGTAGACCTGAGAATCCTAATCGTGCAATGGCTCCCATAGCAGATCTCGAGCCTGTACCTATGGACTACGAGCTACTACTAAGAGACGTACAAGAACTCAGTGATGCCGAGTTAAGTAGTGCTTTAGACTTCTTAGAAAACGCAAAACTAAACACCAGTGACAGACCGCAAGCAACTAAGAAACGCGCAGTAAAGATAAAAGAAGACATAAAACTTAACTCTAAGGCAACCTTAGACTTACTAAACAGCCTGTAGACAAGGAGATAACAATAATGAAAGCCGGTATATATCCAGACGAACGTGTAATAAAAGTAGACAATTATGCTTTAGGAGAATTCCGCACATGCCCTCGTAAGTTCCAGCATCGTATAGAACAGAACCTAGTGCCAGGCGGCTTTATGGCTGACCCCCATAGCATCAAGATACCAGACGCACCATTACTCTTTGGTATCGCAATCCATAAAGCCTTAGACGCTATGTTTATGCAGGAGTCCCTAGAAATATCACAAGAGGAATTCCTAGAAGCATATCAACCTGTACCAGAAGATGCAAGACGCACCCCAGGTCGAGGTCTTAGGTTACTAGAAGCATACTGGAAACGCTGGCGTGATGATGACAAAGCCTACGATACAGTAACCTCAGAATTGTATTTCGAGTTCGAGCTAGGCTCAATGCCTGTATATGGAGAATCCTGGACCGTAGTATACGGTGGCCTAGTAGATAAGATCCTAGACCTAGATGGCAAGCTCCTATGTATGGACCACAAAACCTCAACATGGGAGTCGCAGTACTTAGTGCCTAGCTTCCAACTTAGTAACCAGTTCATCGGTTACGTATGGGCCACACAACAAATACCAGAATACGAGAGTTGTAATGATTTCATAGTGGACGTATTATTAATATCACCCAAGAACGACAGCTTCTTTCGCAGCGAACTTAACATGTCACAGGAGATAATAGATGAATGGAAACGCGGCATAATCGTTACATGCCAACAAATCCTATCCATGCATAAGAATGAGTTCTTTCCTATGTATGGTAAAGACGCATGTACATCATGGAATCGGCTTTGTCCATATTTCGATATATGTGGAGCATCACACGGATTCCGAGACACAGTACAAAACACACAATATAGCGAGCTGGTCTGGGATACCTCAGACCGCTAGAAAGGTAGTAATCACATGCCACAGCACATAGACATGGGTACAAAACGAGATGATGCACCTAAGAAGACTCTCATATACGGCGATGTCGGTAGCGGGAAAACCTTCTGTCTTCGTACGTTACCTGAGAGGGCTTTACCTGCATTCATCATAGACATAGACGAGGGTAGTGAGGCTCTAGAAGGTGACTTTGCCGAGGGTACATTCAAAGGTCTTATACCTGACAGACTCATCACGGACAAAGGCAAAGAGAAACCTGCGGCGTATGATCAGATCAAGCAAGCTTTACAACGTATACACAAAGCGGAACCTGAGTCACAACCTAACACAATAATCATAGACTCTATGACTCGCCTCTACGGTGCAATCATGGACTACACTATGAGTAGTAACAACAAACCATTAGATGCGGCACCTACACAACCAGACTACGGCATCGCAATGCGCTTAACCATAAAGTTCATTGAAGCTTTAATAATGATGCAGAAGAACATAGTAGTGATATGTCACGAAGACGCTAAGGAAAACGAAACCACAGGCATAGTGAAGATAGTCCCGTCACTTACTGGTAAGCTCGCAGGTATCATTCCATCGTACTTCGACTATGTACTCCATGCAGTAGTTAAAGGTAAGGGAGACAAGGCGTCATACCTATGGCAAACCCGTCCCAGTGGCGTATACACAGCACGTGTACGTAACCCTAACCTAGAATCCGAGATGCCCCAGGATTTTAACATACTACTCCCATGAACCCTAAGAAAGACTTTAACCTTTTAGGCAACATAAACAAAGGATATACTAAAATGCCTGAGGATACGATATATCTACCCATCACAGAAGACGATGCGTACATCCTACAAGAAGTTTTAATTGGTCAAATAGACCATGCGCGATACATGGGATTCCAAGAAAGACGAGAAGCTCTAGTTCGCGTTAATATAGCACTACAACATAGCCTCGCGGCGGCGCAAGAGAAAGGACAACAGTAGTAATAGTCGTACGTAACATTCGCGTATACACACGTATACACATACCAACATTATCCATAGAACAAAGGGTAACATTATTATGACCGAAGTATATCAAGACCTACAGTTTGGTAGCCTCGAGACCGAGAAGAAGAACCTTGACCGTAGTATTGATCCCGGACAATACGAACTCATGTTCAGCAAATGGACATATCGTGAGTCTCGCGCATCCGCAAAGCCTGGTATTAATTTCGAGTTCAAAGTTATTAATGCCGATGACGCAGACTCCAATGGCTTTACGGTATTCCACTGGTGCTCCTGGGGTTCGTGGTTCTTCAACCAAGCAGTGCTGGCTATTTTCGCTGATCGTCTCTCCGAACTGAACAGCCTTGATCCTGACAGTGACGAATACGAGCAGAAGAAACTAAACCTTAACTTCATGGAGATCCAAGAGAACATCTCAGAGGACTTAGACGAAGCTGTTGGCAGCGAGTGTGTGGCTAAAATCAAGTCCGAAGACTGGTCTAACGAGACTACCGGTACATCTGGCACCTCTATTAAGATCGAGCGTTTTGTAGTCTAAGATAGTAATCCTAACGTACATTTAACCCCACGAGATAGGCAGGGCATTGGGTAGTGTCGTAATAACACTACCCGTGTCTTGCCTTTCTCAGTTAAGGATATTTAGATGACCGAAGACATTAGATCCATAGCACCATCGGAGATAAAAACTCCTATGATGCGGCAACGTAAAGAGTTTGCTCCTGCAAAGCTCAAAGAACTAGCAGACAGCATCCACGAAGTAGGCCAGATACAACCTATTGTAGTAGACTCGAATCTCGTATTAATCGCAGGCGAGCGTAGACTTAAAGCAATTAAGACCATACTAAAGAACAAGGACACATATGAAAACTGGGCAGACTTCGAGACCGTAAAGATCTCAATCATAGACCCTACAGACGATTGGCATCGACATACCATAGAACTCCAAGAGAACATTAAACGTGAGCCGTTGACTCCAGCTGAGGAATCTCGCGCCGTCGATGATTACGAGCGTTTGATGGAGAAACTCAAAGGTAAGACTAAGCGTGGCCTGGGAGCATCCGAGGGAGGTCACTCACAAAAAGACACGGCTACGGATCTTAATATGTCCCAAGCCAGTGTAAGTGATCATCGTAAGGTAGCGCGTGTGCTAGACATAGCACAACACATTCCAGAACTATCAGACCTCGAGCACGAGACATCAAAGAGCGGCATCCTAGGCAAGTTCAAGGCATACAAAGTTAAAGAAATACGAGCCGAGATAGCACGCCGCGCTATGGAATCCCATAGACAAGACCTAGATGGCGTAGTAGTCCTAAGCGATGCCTTAAAGTGGCTCGATACACTCGAAGAAGAAAGTGTGGATTTAGTGTTAACCGATCTACCTTTTGGCATAGAGGTCTTTGAGTCTAACACACTAGCCAAATCCTCTCACGGCACCCAATGGCAGGACGACGAAGAATCCATTAAGTCCTTCGTACAACAGCTAATCCCTAAGTTGTATCTAGCCTTGAAGCCTAATGCCCACATGTGGATATTTAGCTCCTGGATAGAGACATTCTGGATCGAACGTGCATGTACCTTAATTCCAGACCTAGAGTTCGAGTACCCACCTTGGATATGGAACAAGGTAAAATCTACACCTGCAATCAATGGAGCTGCCACAGGTGACCAAACCTATGAGTATATCTGTCATCTACGTAAGGGTACTGTATCTATGCCCGAACGTCTTGGCCCTAATCTTATATCATACGCTAGACCTGTTGCTACCAAGTATCCAACAGAGCGGCCACTAGACATACTAAAGTTCTTCATAGAAAACTGTACCCTTGAAGGTGAGCTAGTAATAGACCCGTGTTGTGGCTCAGGTGGACACTTAGTAGCAGCCATACAAACCAACCGTAGAGCTTTGGGCTCAGACATAAATCCCGAAGCAATCAAAGTAACTAAGTCTAGACTCGTACTGGAGACTTCTCATGAAGGAAGCCAAGATACATAGTGCCCGCTTTAGTGCAAACCAACAAAAGGTAACCGT